AATTTAAATATATTTATATTGTTAAGCAGGCGTAGAAATCCTGTAAATGTGATACTTTATTTGATTTTTTTAGTGTCGTCAACTGCTTTGACAGGTTTAGTTGCTTGTTCTAAATCGTCTCTAAAACGACCACAATAAGAGTATTCTCCTACATGAGTTATGTAGTCATTTATGTAACCATATACCTTACCACCTAAATCTGTCCATCTTTGACAAAATCCAAAGTCTTCCCCAAAGTAACGTTTAGTAACAGGATCATGTAAGGTATCAAATAGATTATACATATTATCTTTCTTCTCTTCTTTACCATTAATATTAGTGGGTTGAAATATCTCTAAGTGAGGATATTCTTTAATCATTTTTTCCAGAACTTCTCTTTTAATTAACATACATCCAGTAGGAGCATGAGTTAGTTCCATAAGTCCTCGGTCCACGGTAATTGAATTAGGGTCCTCTACTTTAACAGGGAAGGTAAACCCTGCTTTGGCTAGATCATTAGCATCATTAATAGCGCTTTGTTTTAAGGTATGTCTTCTCCATATTTTATCCCAACTTAATATCTTCATAGGATAAGGTACCCCAATAATATCTTTATCAAACTCTAACATTTTAAAAATAGTTTCAGAATTAAAATCAATATCCGAATCAATAAATAATAAATGAGTGTAGTTGTCTTCGTGGTTTAACATTTCAGCAACACATAAATTTCTACCTTGAGTAACCAAAGATGATTTTAATAATGTAAAGCTGCATTGTATTTTTTTAAACCAGCACGCTTGTTGAAACTTTAATACTGCTTGTGTGTAATGCATACTAACATCACTATGACAAGGAGTACAAACCATTATTTTATAAGGAGATTGCTCTCCTATATTTATTTCTGTTACTTTATTTTCTACTTTGTTCGTCTTAATTGTTTGGTAAGTATCTCCATTTGGAGTTACTGTTTTGTCTTGGTTAAACCATATAGGTTCATTTGGCTTTGGCATTAATTGCTCCTTGTAAAAAGTTAGTCCATGAGGCAGCTTGTTTATTCCAAGAATAATAAAACTGTGTGTAATTAGATTGTGTAGTTAAATGGTCTTGTATTACTTTTTCATGAAGTGTTGCTGCAGCAGCATCTATTCCATAAGCAAATTTTTCAGCTAAAGCTTTGTAATTATTATCGTAAGGAATATACATTGGAAACTCTGCGCCTGTTTCAAAAAGAGCTCCATAGTTTGTTACAACACTGTACAATCCAGCAGACATTGCCTCTAATAAAGATATGCATGAAGTTTCTTCAAATATACTCGGATACACATACATATTATAATTTTTTATATTTTCTCTTATGTATTCATTTGGTTTATAACCAATGTAATTTACATTAGGTAAAGACTCCGCTTGATCATAAAGAGCTTTGTAATCTTTATCATTTTTATCCATAAAATCTTTGCCATAAACTTCACAAGATGAATATACATCTAAAGTAATTAATGGGTTTTTAACTAGCTGCATTGCACCAAGTAATACGGATAAACCTCTCCAAGGAGTGTTTTGATGTATGATTTTTATGGGTTGTCCTTTTTGATAAGGTTTTGATTGTTCTATTTTGTCTACACCGTTTTTTATAACAATACATTTTTCAGTAGGTAGACCAAACATCATTCTAAACTTTTCATGATTCCAATGAGAATTAAATACATACCAATCATACTTATAATGATTAGTTTTATTTTTAAACCAAGGGTATAAATTAGGTTGATCGTAAGAATTTTTTTGCCAAAGTATATTTACTTTATTTGAATCTAATAGAACTTTACCTGGTATCGAAGTACAAATTTGTACCTGGTCTAATAATTTTTTATCTACGTATTTATTTAAAAAACTTAATTGTAATTCAGTTCCACCTTTAGGTGTTAGATTTCTTATTTTCATTCATTACTTTCTGTAGTGCATTTAGTCCTTTAGGTGAAACCTGTATTTCAACATCCTGAGCAATATGTTCTGCTGTTGTTTCAGTATTAGGATCAGCTATATCGGACTCTTTCTCTACTTCATCTTTATATATTTTATTGGTTTTAGTATTTCTAATAATCACTGTAGTTGTACAGTGTATTTTTAATAAATCTTCATTTGCCATTATCCATTCTCCTGTGATCTGTCTATCAAAGCATAACTTACAACGCCTGTTATTTCATTTGCTGTATCTGCTTGCATCTTTATAACATCCCCTGCTTCTAAATTCAAGGTATTTACAATCATATTTTCAGAGTTTTTATTAAGCTGCGCATGACCTATTTCTACGTCACTGCCACCAAATTTTTTTAAGTATAAATCAGCATCTACATTTGATGCATCCATGTGACTAGCTTGTACTGTTTTAACAATAGCTACTGCTGATACAGATATATTTAAAACCGTAGTTAAATTAGTGGTAGTTAAATCAAATACTTCGCTTTTATATTGTATAGTCATTAGGATAAAAAATAATTATATGTATTTTGTTCTTCTTTTAAATCATTTTGAAATGAAAAATTAAGTTGGTTTTTTAAAGTCTCAACAGATTCTAAAATTTGTCTCTGATTATCTACTTCATACTCTTGTTTTGGTTCTGGTATATATGCAGTTATTTTAGCCATTATCTTCTCCCATCTGGTTTAGCATCTAATCGCATTGTGCCATAACGCCAGGTTTCTCCTATAGCATCATTTTCTATCTTAAGTGCCACTAGTCTTCCTCTAGCACGTGTATCTATTTTATCAGTAGATGATGAAACTGTAAACGGTCCAAGAGGTGAGCTTGCAGCTGTATCACTTGGATAATTATTTATTAACAATGTAATTTTTGAATTACCAGTAAGCACTTGAAAGTCAGGTATAAATCTTTTAACGGACATTATGTATTCACCGTCTCCCCGTAAATCAGCAATATTATTAGAGTTAGTAATATCATAATCTCCTGATTGGATGTATGCGTTAATAGAGGTTGTACCAGTAATGCTATTCACTTGATCAGTTCCTGTTTCCTGAGCGTAGTAAATTGATGCACCAAATAAATTACTTATTCCTTGTATTGGAAAATTAGGAGTTAAAGTGCTATTATAATCGGTTGCGTAAGGGGTATTAAAAACCCCTTGATCAACATAAGAAGTTCTAGAAAGGGATGATGTTGTCCAACAATCTTCACCATAATTATAAGTAACACATCTATTTATTTGAGTTGTGTTAGATTTTGGATAAAACCAGTTTATTTCATTATATAAAGTATTGTGTTCACAATATATTAGTTGACTAGAACTGTAATTAACTCCTAAGTTATCTCCAGATGTTGTAAATACAAAGTCTTCAACAAGACAAGGTATAGCCTTAACAGTACCATCGTACATAAAAAATCCACCTTCACCCGACATCCAAAATACAACACCATTAGAATATGATAAAGCGTTTTGACCAATTAAACCACAATTTGTACCCACCTGCCTAACAGAAAAAGTAAAAGGTGGACCAACAAACTGAATAACGTAAGCTGATGAATCAGTTAATACTAATGTATAATCTTTACCGGATACGGCTCCAACGATAACATTTCCTTTATCTAATCTAAAGGTTCCTGCAGTGTTGGTTGCAGTTGGAGTATATGTGTTAAAATCTTCTTGGTTTGAAAATCTTATGAACATTGGATCCTGAGTCGTTGTATCACCGATTGTAGTTTCTGTTCCAAAATGAAATACATGTCTATCTCTATCAGATACTTGTGTTAGTCTTGTTTTAGTAGGTGCATTAGCCATAACCGTTGCTCTTGCACCTTTTCCATCTGGACCTCCTGCATCCCACGTAAATGTTTTACCGTTTAAAATAGTTGCAGTAAGTATTTGACCAAAATTATCTAAAGACCATAAACCCGGATCAAGGACTACACTTGTTGCAGTTCTTGCTGTTCCCCATGTTGAATCATTCCAATACGATGTTCCCCAACCAAAGTTAGCTGTTTGAAAAGTTGGACCCACAATAACATAAGGACCAATTGTTGCGGAACCCGTGCCTGATGTAGTACCCGCTGAATTTGAAGGCATTATAATATCAAACGCATTAACTGTAACATTGGTAATTTCAAAAGTGTTATCAGTAAAATCGGTTGTTGCATAACCAGATCCTGTTGGGACGGTAACAGATGAAAAAGTTACATAACGTCCTTCTTCTAGACCATGTGATGTTTTATTTACCGTGACCGTTGCTGAACCTGATGTAGCATCAAAGGTTGCTCCGGTGATGGCTGTATCTAAAGGAGTAATGTCATAAAACTGCTCATTATAATATAAAAATAAACCTTGCGATGTACCAATCGCTGCATATTTTTCTCCGTTTAAGGATACAAAAGAATGTTGTGCACGCGCTGCGCCTGGTAAAGTTTTGTTAGAATTGGTAAGTTGTGACCAGCCACCTATTTTTTCAGGCAAGCCATACCTAAATCTGACAAAGTCCCCATCTACCCATTGAGATTCTGCACCTGATTCTGTAATTTGTTTATTGAAACCCGGTTTGAAATTAAGTTTTTGTAGCATAAATATCTTTATAAACCGTTTTGACTTTGAGATAAAGTTAAATATCTAGAGGGTTTTGTATGCTTCTAGTTTACCCATTATTTAGCTTCCTTCGGATTATCTGTTTTAATTTTTTGTATTCTAGCTTTCCAACTATCTATACCATCATCATAAATTTCTTCTAGTTGTGATTCCCAAGAACCATATAAGTTTTTTCTTGTTAAAATTATTTGCTGATTGTTTTCATAAGTTTGTGCTTCAGTTTCTAAAGCATCTAATTGTTCTTGAGTAGGTTTAGCAATATCTAAGTTCCATTCTTTAATATATGCACCTTGACTATTACTGTCATCTTGTAGAATTACATCAGTTGTGAAATCTACTTCTGCATTTACATATTTTCTTATTTTATTTGATAAACTAGCCATGATTATGCTCCTATCCTGTATGCACCAAAAGTTGACCTTAAATGGTCGGAAGAACCTATTACAGTAGCTTGAACTGAAAGAGCATCTACATAAGCAAATATTTCAATATAATCTGTAGAACCATTCATATCACAAACTGAATTTATAGTGAGTCCTACATTATTTGATTCAGCAGAAGTATTTGGAAAATTTTGAATTAAACTATGAATTACACCGTTTTTATAAATAAGTAACTGGACTCTTTCAGTTTTATTTGTGCCTGTACCATCTCCTTCTATAAAACTAAATACAAAATATTTACCAGCAACTTGTGGTGTAAATCTGTAGTTTGTTGAATTGTCATAAGCATTATCTGTATCAAAAATTTCTGTATCAAATTGAACTTTTGTAGTTACTGAATCTGAAATATTTTGAGTTGCATTTAATTTTGCTTGAAAAGCTGGATAGTTTTGTCCAGACAGTGAACCGTTAGGAACAGTTATTGTGTTCCCACTCGCACCAATAGTTAAAGTGGTTCCTGATTGAGGTTCTATTGCATCAACTTCAAGTTTGCTCATATTATGCTCCTATCAACGCTTTAATTTCTGCGTCGTCCAATCCTAAATCTTTTAGCTTCTGTTTACCAGAGGCTTTTTTATCTATTGCTGCTTGTTCAGCGTCTTTTAATTCTTGTTCAACAATAGGCATCATTGCCTTAATATCTGCTTTTGATATTTCTGGTGTGCCATTATGAAATTCTATTTCGCAAGTATCAATATTATTACCTCTTACAACTACTTCTGCATTAGGATT